TACTTCTATAGGAGGTACATCAAATATTACAGGTAAAGCAGAATTTGAAGATGATGTTTCAGTTTCTGGTAATGTTGCTATAGGAGGAACTACTACAATAACAGGAGCTGTATCATTAGGAAGTACACTTGATGTAGCAGGAGATGTATCTGTATCAGGTGATTTAAACATAAGTGGTACAACAACAATAGGAGGAGCAGTATCTTTAGGAAGTACTTTAGATGTTAATAGTAATGCATCTATAGGAGGTACAGCTAAAATAACAGGTGCTACAACAATAACTGGTAATTCAGGTTTCTTAGGAACTGTAAGAGTATCTGGTAATACAAGTTTAGAAGGACAATTACAATTAACTAAAAGTGCAGCAGCAGTTGTATGTGCTACAGCTATTAATGGTATAACATCTGTATCATTAAACTTTGGTGCATGTCAAAACTTTAGAACAACAGTTACAGCAGCTCACACTTTAGCTCAACCAATAGGTTGTAGATCAGGACAAACAGGAAGTATATTTTTGACACAAAGTGGAGGAAGTGGTACAATGGCTTATCACGCAGACTTTAAATTTATAGGTGGTACAGATCCAACCTTATCAACAGCTAATGGTGCTGTAGATAGATTAGATTACATAATAGTTTCTGCTTCAAGTGATGGAGTAGGTGGAGATATTCAAATGATAATTTCACAGGCATACGCATAATGGGTGTATTTCAAAATAATTTAATGGGAGCTGCTGCTGCTGCTGCAAGTGCAGGTGGTGGTGGTTTTTATGACTATCAAATTGCACAAAGTGTTAGACTCAACAAAGTTGCAGATGATAATGGAGGTAACTTTAGTAAAACCTTTAGTGGTTCTCCTACTAATTCTAAAAAAGGTACTTTTTCTACTTGGATAAAAAGAATAGAAATAGATGATAGTGAAACGAATGCTATTTTTGTAGGAGGTGCTGGAGGTGGTTCACTTGAAACTGATATTAAATTTGATAGTGGAAAATTTAGATTTAATGCATGGAGTGGAAGTACTCTTTTTGATTTAACTACAAGTCAATTTTTTCGTGATCCTTCTGCATGGTATCATTTAGTTGTTGCATGGGATACTACACAAGGTACAGCAGCAGATCGAGTGAATATGTATGTTAATGGATCAAAAGTAACAGCTTTTGGTACAGAAAGTTATCCAAGTGCAGATGCAACAGTAGCATTAATGGCTGCTACAGAAAATAGAATTGGTATGCAGTCTTGGAATGATAATAATGTTCTAGGTGGTTACCTAGCTGAAACATATGGAATAGATGGTACTATGTATGCAGCATCTGATTTTGGTGAAACAAAAAATGGTGTGTGGATTCCCAAAGATGCAAGTGGTTTAACCTTTGGTAATAATGGTTTCTATCTTAAATATGAATCTTCTGGTGATTTAGGTAATGATTCATCAGGAAATAATAATGATTGGACAGCTAATAGTATGGCTTCACACGATCAAATGCTAGATAGTCCTACTAATAATTTTTGTACTTTTACTCCTTTAACAGGAGGTACATCTAATATAGATTTCTCAGAAGGAAATCTTAAAGCCTCTACTGATGATAATATAGAAGGTATGATTTGTAGTTTTGGTTTACCTCTTGGAGGTAAATATTATTGGGAAATGACACAAACTGGTTGGGCAGGAAGTGATGGAGATGATGTAAATGTAGGAGTTAATACTCTTACACAACCAGATTTTCAAAGCAATAGAGGTGGAAATGATACAGCTTATGCTTATACCTGTAATTCTGGACAAAAAGTTGTTTTAGGAAGTTATTCATCTTATGGTGCTTCCTTTAGAAGTGATGATGTTATAGGAATTGCAGTAGATAGAGTAAACCATACTATAAACTTTTCAAAGGATGGTTCATGGCAAGGAACATTCTCTATACCTTCTACAGGAGATTTATACCCATGGATTGGTGTAGGTGGTGGATTTAATACTTCAATAACTATAATGAATTTTGGACAGGATTCTAGTTTTGCAGGTACTTCAGGACTAAATGGTTCAAGTGCAAATGCAAGTGATGATAATGGAATTGGAGATTTTTATGATACTCCACCTTCAGGATTTTTAGCTTTATGTGGCTCTAACTTACCAATAGCAGATGCAATCAACCCTTCTGAAACTGATGACAATTATCCACAGAAATTGTTTACTGCTTTAGCATACTCTGGAGATAATGGAGGTAGTCAAACAACTGGATTCCAACCTGATTTTGTGTGGGTAAAAGCTAGAAATACAAGTCAAGGTCATGGTTTGTGGGATAGTTCAAGAGGAACTACTAAAGTATTAAATTCAGATGCTAATAATGCTGAAGCCACATCTTCTGGTTTAACAGCATTTGGTTCTACTGGTTATACTATGGGTACTTATTATAACCAATCTGGTAATACTTATGTATCATGGTCGTGGAGAGCTAATGGTGGAAGTACATCTTCTGGTTCTGGAGATTTAACATCAACACATCAAGTTGATCCTAGTGGTGGTTTTAGTATTGTTAAAGCAGTAGGTGATGGAGGTTCTGGAGATAAAACAGTTACGCATGGACTATCAGCAGCTCCAGATTGTATATTATCTAAAAATTTAGATACTAGCTATAATTGGGATACTTATTGGTCTAGTGGTATGACTGTTACAAAAGGATTAAGGTTAAATACAAATGAAGGACAACAGACAGGTCGTTGGGGTACAATTAATTCTTCTATAATGACTTGTAAAGACAATTATACTTGGGCAGGAACAAATAATTATATATATTATTGTTTTAGAAATATAGAGGGATATATCAAAGTAGGAAACTATAATGGGAATGGTGAAAGTTCAGATGGTACATTTGTCTATACAGGATTTAAACCTGCATTTGTAATGGGAAAAGGTGTAGTATCAGGTGCTGCATGGTGGATTCAAGATGATGCAACATCTCCTTATAATCCTTCTCCAGGAGTTCAAGAACCTAATGATTCTGGTGCTATGTATACAAGTGCAAATCCAAATGTAGATTTTTTAAGTAATGGTTTTAAAGTACGTAATAATAATGCAATGTTTAATAGTACAAGCTACGATCCTTATGTATTCTTAGCAGTAGCACATAATCCATTTAAATACGCAACAGCAAGATAGGAGAAAAACAATGTGGGCGTTAATAAAAAGTAATAAAATAGAAGAAATAATATCTAATCCAAAAGACATGATAATAGATGATGTTCGACACCCTAGAGCATTATTTAGTGTTTGGACAGATGCCGAAAGAAAAGCTATTGGAATATTGCCAGTAACAACAAGTGGCACATCTCTTAATAGTGCTTATTACATAGAAAAGAATGAAGCATTTGCTATAGCAGGTGATAAGAATAGTGTAATTAGAACTATAGGAGAAAAAGCAGCCGATAAAAAACTAGCAGACGAAGATGCTAAAGACCAAGATGGTAATAAATTAAAAGACAAAGATGGTAATCAAGTAATAAATTATGGTTTAAAAACTAATGCTAAAAACAAAGCAACAACTGATGCTAATGGATTGCTTAAAGATTTTGACTGGTTAATACAAAGAAAAGTAACAGCTGACACAGCTATACCTTCTGATGTACTTACATACATGGCAGCAATCCGTACTGACCATAAAGCGATATGTGATGCTATTGATGGTGCTAGTGATTTAGATGCTTTTATTGCATTGCATAATGATACATATAAAGGTGATGGCACAGTAGATGTTGTTGCAAGAGTAAATCGTTGGACAGACGATAAAGATGTAAAGCAACATAGAAGATAGTTATGACTAGAATATCAGCAGAAAGAGTTAAAGCTAAATTAGACACTCATGAAGCTGTATGTGCTGAAAGATGGAAAGAAACTATACTGCGTATAAAACGCCTAGAAGCTATCTTTATTGCATTTAGTGGTGCAACTATGCTAATGTTAGTTTCAATAATAATAAAGCAACTGTAGGGCTTTAAAATGGCAACAAATAATGAAGCAAGACAAATAGCAATAAGAACAGTAACTTCAACCGCAGGTACTGTAAATGAAGATTGGTTAGCTTTGTTTACTGCTCGGTCTATTCCTGCTGGAACATTTAATGAAAGATTATTAGCTTATATTAATGGTGAGTTAAGTGCATCTTATACTGATGTGAATTTAGCTTTACAAGCATTTGCTGTAGATCAAGATGATTATAATTTTTCTAGTATGGGAACATTTACACCATGACACAACAATCACTACGACAAGCAAGTTGCCGAACAGAAGCAGGAACAACTGGTACTTATAATGAGGACTGGAATAAAGTTTTTGCAGATTCAGGCTTTACAACTGGAACTTTTTCAGAAAAGATGTTGGCATATACTAATGCACAAGGTAGTGCATGGGATAATGGACAATGGGATGTTTCTGAATGGGGAGAAGGACCATTTACAAATGTGAATGAAGCTATGGGGCAGTTGGGTAAACAAAATGGAACAACAGCACCTGGAAGTTTATGGTCGCAATTAGGCACATTTAGTGCAGAATAGGAGAATAACATGGACGCAATATTAAATTTAGTAAGTGGAGCACCTGCTTGGGTTTCTGCTGTAACAGCTTTAGTAACAGCTGCAACGGCAATCACAGCCCTAACACCTACAAAAACAGACGACAAAGCAATTTCTTTTATACTACGCATACTTAATTTAGTAGCTGGTAATATTGGAAAGAATACAAACAAGGACGATAAATAATGGGTTGGCTTTCTGCATTAGGTGGCATAGCTAAATTAGGAGCAAAATTATTTGGCTTTATGATGATGCGGAAAGCAGTCCAAGCTGATGTTATGAAAGAACAATTAGACGATATAAGGGTAGCTGATGAAGTTAAAAAGAAAATTAATGCTACTTCTACTATTGCTAAGCGTAGCAAGTTGCGGAAGTATAGGAAGCGGAAATAAAGGCTATTGTATAATATCCAGTCCGATTAATCCTACTGATGCAGATATAGATGTTATATCTGACGAACTTGTTGACGACTTATTAATCCATAATGAAATCTATGAAAGGTTATGTGAGTAATGTACGAATATCGTTGCATATTACGAAGGGTTATTGATGGTGATACAATAGATGTTGATATCGATTTGGGATTTAAAGTGTTCTTGCAGAAAGAACGAGTGCGTTTATATGGAATTAACACGCCTGAAAGCAGAACAAGAAACTTGGAAGAAAAGAAGTTGGGTTTGGCTGCGAAGGCTAGGCTTAAAGAACTCTTGCCAAAGACTTTTATTGTAAGAACAGAAAAAGATGGTAAAGGAAAGTTTGGTAGAATATTAGGTATACCTTTAGTTGATGATGTTAATATATGTGAGCAATTAATAGAAGAAGGTCATGCTAGAAGTTATTTTGGTTATGGACCTAAAGAATCATGGGTATAAGGAGAAACTATGTTTGAATGGCTTAATGGTTGGTTTACGCCAACACCTAAAGAAGTAGATTTAAATAAACTTACAAAACTACAATTAGAAGCTAAAGGTAGGAAGTTAGGCATTGAACTAGATAGACGATTAAAAAAAGATAAACTTATTAAACAAGTACAAAAACAAATTAATAAAGGAAAATAAAATGGCAATGATTAAACATAATTATCCTCGTTCTCAACATAGAGGTGCTGTGCCTATTGGCTCTACATTTGCACCTGAACCACCAGCACCAATCGCAGTAAGACCTGCTAATCAATCTAATAATCAACAAATGTTAGCAAATGTTTTAAGAAGGCAGCCTTCACCGCAAATGAGTTTAACAGAAGAAGAAAAAATGATGATAATGCAACTTATGCAACAAGGCATGAGCCAAGAACAAGCTATGCAACAAGTAATGAGTATGAAAAGTGGATAAAAAGAAATTAGTAGATTTAATATCTAACCATGAAGGTGTAATTTTAAAAGTATATGATGATGGTACAGGTAAAGAATTAAAAGCTGGTGAT